CAATGGTAGTCCATCCGGGCGACTGGGTTGTCCCAATACTGCCCCAACTTGCGGTCTGGGAATCAATGATCTTTACCCAGCCGGACACAGGCAAATTGTCCAGCATGGTGGCATTTTCTGCAATAGCGGCGGCAAAGTCTGCCCTGATGGTTTCAATGTCACCAGACTGCAATGCTTCGGCCACCGATGCCGCAAAACCAGCAGAAATTGCCCGCACATCCGCCGAGTTTGAATTCTCGGTGATGGCAAAGGTAAAGACCGAAATAATGGTCTGAAGGTCTGCCAGAGTGGATGCTTCCGTGACGGCTTGGGCAAACTGGGCTGAGATGCTGACTGTGTCGGCCAGAGTGCTGTTTTCCGACCGAGACACAGCAAACTGAGCCGCGATTGTTGGGGTATCGGCCAAATTGGCGTTTTCTGTTCTGGACGTTGCAAACTGCGCCGCAATAGCCCTTGTGTCCCCCAGCGTGTCACCTTCGGTGATGCTCTGCAAAAATGCAGAATAGACCTGATAGGTGTCAGCCGGGTTGAAGTTTTCTGCCCGAGACACGGCAAACTGCGCCGCAATTGTCGAGGAATCCGCCGGGTTGAAGTTCTCTGACCGGGTTTGTAAGAAGGCCGATTGCTGGGTACTTGAATCACCGGATGTAAACGTTTCCGTTACAGAGCCAAAGAAAGAACCAGCAAGAGAACCAACATCCCCCATGGTCACGGGTTCAGTTGCGGTCTGCAAAAACGCTGAGAGTTGGGTGCTGGAATCTGCCGAATTGACGTTCTCGGTTATGTCGAACGCAAAGACCGCCCCTGCCAGTGAGGCAAACGGGGTTTGTGCAAACGACGAAATTCCAAACATCTTTTACCTTTATTGCCTCACGAAACAAAAACAAATCTCATGTAACCTGCTCCACCAGCGGAATTTCCACCGCCGTCCCCTACGCCTGCCGGTTTGTTACTGTCCGGGTTTGCGCCCCCTCCGGGGCTTGCGCCAGCCGTCGTAGAACCAGTCGTCACGCCACCAATATAAGACGATCCACCACCGCCTGCACCGGGGCCTTGTTGAGAACCTCCGCCACCGCCATAGTAGCCACCGCCACCACCAGCGCCTTGGTTTGCGCCGCCATTACCGCCTTGAAGCGCACTGCCGTTTTGACCAGCCGTAGCATCTGGGCCGCCAGCACCACCGGCTGTTTGAGTTCCTCCAGCGCCACCGCGAGTTCCGACGTCTTGGGCGTTACTGCCAGTAGTTCCACCACCACCTCCCCCAACGGCAATATCACCAGAACCTCCACCACCTCCAGCGGCAATCAGTTTGGCGTTTGCCTGTGTGACGCTTGTGATGAAAAGGCCTGTGTAACCGCCGCCTCCTCCGCCGTCAAATGCGGTACCGGGGTTACCGCCTGTACCGCCCCCACTATAGCCACCCGTAGCACCATTACCGGGCCCACCGCCACCGGCAACACGTACGTAATAGGTGACTCCACCTGTGAGCGTGATTCGGCCTTTTGCGTACCCCCCGCCGCCGCCAGTAACACTGGTCGTCCGAGTAGTTCCACCCCCACCGCCACCCCAAGCGTACATATCAATTGTGGTGTTTGCACTGGCAACCACCGTGTATTCGCCCGAAGACGAGAAGTTATACGTCCCAAGAGACTGGAATGCAACGACAGTGCCGTTAATGGTCAGCGTCTTGCCCGCGCTCTTGCCGTAAAAACTTGAGAGGCTGATCTGCCCCGAGGCAACGCCAGCCAACGTGCGGGCGTCGGTGTCGTTCATGCTGATCTGCGCCGTGGCAGATTTGCCCAACTCAATGTTTACAGACTGGTTTAAACCGCCGCTGGTGCCGGAGCCTCCAAGCGCGATCAGACCAGACGAAACCATTGTCATAGTCGGGCACCTTTTTTACTGAACGGTTTGGTCTTCAGGCTTGGACACGGGAACTTGCGGAATGGCCTGCTCACGGATGGCTTGGATCAAGTCCGCCACTTGAGCGTAGGGTTGAGCCCCCAGAGCCTGAAGGATGCCATTGACGGCACCCAAGGGCAGTTTCAATGTGATCTCTGCCTGCAAAAGTTCTTTCTCGTTCATCATTTCTCCTTGGTTTCTAAAGCCTCAACCCGCTTGGTCAACTCGACCAATGCGGCAAACGCCAGTGCACCCAGTTTCTCATAGTCTACGGCCAAAGAGCCATCCGGGCGGGTACGCACGGCGACTGGGAACACCTTTTGCACATCCTGAGCGACAACACCAAAGTCCTCTTTTTGGACAAAGTAACCGTCGGCACCGCCCTTAGACTCGATGTACTCATCCGTCCAGTCAAACATTTTGCCGCCAATCGCGTTGACCTTTTCCAAGGCGTTGGGGATTTCGCGGATGTTCTCTTTGAACTTGCGGTCGGACGAATAGTAGGCGGTAATGTTACCCGTGGCGTAGATCGCGCCAGCACCGGGGTCTACGGTTGTGCCTACTGAAAGACCACCTGTTGCGGACAGAGTCATCGCCTGAGTGAAGGTGATGGCTGTGCCTGCTGTGCCAGAGGCGGCGATATACCACTCATGGTTTCCAGTTCCGACTGAGTAACGTGCGGCGGCGGCAGTAGTCGCATATCTATTACTGCCATCAAAATACATGTTGGTTGCAAGAACAGTAGCACCACCAGAATTATTTGCTACATAAGCGGCTGAGGCATCACCAAGTTGGAACGCCTTTCGAGTCCACGCACTCGGCGTAACCCCCAAGCCGAGGTTGCCGGAGGAGTCAATACGGGCACGTTCGGTTCCAGCGGAATACAGAAGAAGGTTGTTTACACCAGCGTTGATGTTGAATGTAGTCGAGTCCGCATAAATTGCGCCGTACTGCGTTGTGTTGCCAGAATCTTTAAAGCGGAAAGTGGTTGCCCTGCCAATGATGTCGCCAGCCACATCCAGTTTTGCCGCAGGCGAAGTCGTCCCAATCCCCACGTTCCCGCTGGAGTCGATGCGGGCGCGTTCGGCAAGCGTGGCAGAACCTCTGGTGCTAAACACCAAGTCCATATTTCCAGAACCAGTTGTGGTTCCCATGATGGTTGCAAGACCACCATTGCCACTGGTTGGCTCGCCATTAAAAGTAATGCCGACATACTGACCAGTAGTTGTACTTGAGTTGTAAAGGGTCAATCCGTTTCCAGTAACCCCAGACGAATATGCAGTTGAACTGCTGAGTTGTGCATATATCCTATTGTTTGGACTTGTAGTACCAACACCTAAGTTGCCACTAGAATCAAGACGCATACGCTCTGAGCCGTTGGTGTTCAGCGTCAGGTAATTGCTACCATCGTTAATCAACAAACAATTGGGGACACCAGATGATGCACCATAGTAAACCTGAGAACTGTCGGCATAAAGAAAAGCCGCCGCACCGCCACCAGTAAATCTGGCAACAACACCAGAACTACCCCTGTTTACATCCAACTTATAAGCAGGCGAAGTCGTCCCAATTCCCACATTACCAGAGGCATCAATACGCATCCGTTCGGAACCAACCGTTTGGAATTGCAAAGATTGTGCAGATTGGTTTGCAGAAATAATTGCATTACCACTTGAATCAACCGACAAGTCCAAACGCTTCTGACCTGCGCCATTTTCTTCCAAACGAATTGCCGCAGTAGTAGTGTCAGAAACTTTAAGTCGATAGCCAGTGGTGGAAGTGGTTGTTCCAACCAGCAAGTTACCAGTAGAGTCCAAGCGCATACGCTCGTTGGCATCAACACCAACACCCGTATCGTTACGGGTACCAAAAGTCAGTGCTGTGTCAGGAGTAGCGCTTTCTGCAATCGCGGCAACATAAGCGCCAACACCAGCGGTCGGCGTAGAAGCATCTGATGTATAAAACTGCAAAGCGCCTGTCGGCTGGCCTGCAAGTTCAGTTGTATCCGTATTGGTGACACGGATTAACGTGTTGGCATAAGCGGTAGTTCCATAAACTGTCGTAGAAGCCACAGTTTGAGAAACACTGACTGTATAAGTCCCAATACCACCAGTACCAGTTCCAAGAGCCGTAACACGAGTGTAGGGCTGAATTCCTGCGCCATAAACTAAATCGCCAACAGCAATAGTGCCGCTAGTTACAGCACTGACAGTCAATGTAGTTCCAGAAATGTCAGCAGTTACTTGCCAAGTGTTATTGGTTGTTCCAGCAACTTCCAGTTTGGCAATAGGTGAAGTCGTACCAATTCCCAATGAACCGTTTAAGTAGTTCTGGGCAGTGCCCGACATATACAGGTTGTAACGGTTTGTGCCAGAAGTAACAGCCCCTTGGAATCCGTAGTTGTTTGTTGCGCCTGTAAGGTTAGAACCTGCAAAAAAACCGACCTGAGTCGTTACTGTTGAATCTGCGTTGAAAGTGCCTTGGGCCGCATTGAACAGATAGAGGGTGCTGATTGTGTATGGCGTACCACCATTTGATGCCGTGGATGCTTGACTAGCAGTCATGAAAGCAGTGGACGTTACATCTGGCTGGATCGTCAAATTATTTAGGATGCCGTAAGAACCAGTCGCGCCTGTCAGACTCCCGCCGACGGATACTCTTCTGCCTGCGACGATTGACGCCCCAATTCCAAGGTTAGTCCCATCAAAAGTCAGCGCAGACCCAGTAGCCAGCGCACTTGTAGAAGATGCGTAGACAACACCGTTGGCAGTGAAGGATGTAAGTCCTGTGCCACCGTTGGCAGTGGGCAGAGTGCCGGAGACGTGTGTGGTGAGGCCAATCTTCCCGTACGAGGGTGCAACACCAACGCCACCAGAGATCAAAGCGTTACCAGTAGCAACATCTGCCAGTTTGGAAAGCGCGGTGGTGGTCGATGCGTAGAGCAAATCACCCACCGTATAAGAAGCATTACCCGTACCACCAGCCGCCACAGGCAAAGTGCCCGCCGCAAGAGCAGATGCGCTGGTCGAGTACAGAGCGTTGTTTGCCGCCGTAAATGTGGTCAGACCCGTGCCACCGTAAGCAGACGTGATGGTGCCGCCGTTCCAAGTGCCGCCGGTAATAACCGTGGAACCCAAGGCCAAAGCGTTAGTACCCCAAGTAACACTCTCAGGGATGAATGCGTGGACGTCCCAAGTGCCGCCAACGGTAGCGTTTGACAACAGCGCGATGTTTGCCGCACCGCCAGAAGCCACAGTACCAACAGTCGCCCCAGCGTTGTCCGTAATGGTCAGCGTGCCGGTTGCGTTGTTGTTGAATTCAAACGTGGTTGTGTTGGTTAGCGTCGTGGCATCAGGCAGTTTAAACGTCTGTCCACCCGTGCCGTTGAGAATTTGACTGAATGTAGACGCCGCAGTCAGCGTGGTTATACCTGCCGCCGCCGTAACTGTAGTACTGCTCTGGTTAAGACGGTTGACCGTGATGTTCTGGTTGCTGTCTCGCAACACCACCGAGTTTGCGCCAGAAGAGGTCGTGACACCCGTGCCGCCATACGCCACGCCAATGGTCGTGCCTTGCCAAACGCCGGAGGCAATCGTGCCTAGAGGGCTGACGTTGCCCGAAGCATCCTCATATACAGACCGACTAGATGGGTACGTTACAAAAACAGTGACTGTGCCCGAGAAGGTGACAGCCAAGTTTGAGTTGCTTGACGAATAGATCGTCGTACGGGTGAGCGTAGGCCCAGTGGTCGAGTACGTGCCAAGCCCCGCCTCCCAGTTGCCGGAGGTGTCAGTAGCGGCGTAGTACGTGGTGTTGGTGTTGCCGATAACGGCAAACGACTGGAACCCCGATACTGATCCTGTAAGGGTGAAACTTACAGTGGTGTTTGCCGTGCCCGTTTGCTGGACACGGTCGGCAAGAACAAGAGCCATTTATGACTCCTCATCAAGAGGTTGCGGTCGTGCTGTAGGTGACGCTGACGGTGTCCCCTGAAGTCGTAACCTTGGCGGTGCTGAATGCGCCTGCGCTGTACAGGGTACCTGCGGTGCTACTCTGGGTGCTGACTGCGCCAGAACCCGTGACCAAGAAGCAACCACCCACCGTGCCGCCTGCACCGGTGATGGTATAGGTGATGGCCGAAGCAGACTTGGTGGTCACGTTGGAGGGGGTCGTACCGCTGGAAGTGGCCGAGGTAAACACTGCGGTGCCGCGCACAGCCGAACCGCCAACCGTGTAGTTGGTGAATTCAGTCCAGCCGCTGTGGCTGGTCATCGTGTCAGCGGCGGCAAAGGTCGGGCTTGCACCAGAGATCAAACCAAGGAACGGGCCAACCGTGGTGTAGGCCGAACCAGACAACAAGGTGTCCAGCATCAACTGCTTGCCAACGGCGTTGACCAAGTTGTCAAACTTTTCTTCCCACTTGAGGTTGCCGTCTTTGTCGCGGCACACAACGTGGTAGACGCCTTCAATGCCGACAGTCTCGGACATGGTGGGGCGGGTCTGCATGGTGACTTCAGCGTGGTCGCCAAAGTTGGAGAGTTCTTGAGTCATGGTGGCTCCTTAAACAAGTCGGATGAGCGCAGAGGTGCTGGTGTTCGCAGGCATCTGCACGGTGAAAGAAACAGTCGAAGTTTTGTCGGAGCCAAAGTCCAACACGCATACCGCCCCGTTGTCACCGGGCGTGTAGATTAACGCACCGCGAGCGGTGATCGCGCCTGTCCATGCAGGCGAGGAAAAGTTTACGTAAGTCGTGCTACCCGCAGAATTTGATTCTGAAGAAATTGTGGCAGTAACGACCTGACCCCCGGCAACGTAGTTGCCACCAGAGGCTTCACCCACAGTTGTGTAGGCCGTCGTGCTCGCATTAAGCGTAGCGGTGTTGGTGTACAACGCCAGATAAAAAGTGTCCGTGGCAAAGTTGATCGTGCCGTTGGCCAGACCAGAGCGCAGGGTGTTGCACGAGTAGTTGCCGGTAAAGGCCATTACGCCACCCCATTATTCTGCGGCAGAGGCGCGGTTCTGAATTGGCCCGAACGGTACGCATCACTGCGCTCCAGACCATCACCCAGACGTTTGGCCAGACCAAGGGCTTCCATGTACTTCTGGTTGTACAACTGAACCATGTCAGTTTCGCCCTTCATAAATGTGTAGGCCTCAACCAGCGAACCGTACAAGAGCACGCTATCAAAGTTGTCACCCAGCCAAGTACGCCCGTCAGCGGCCACAGTAATTGACTCGGGGTAGTAATAGTAGTGCAGTTCAACGCTGTACGAAGCATCGGGAGTCGGGCCAACGATGAACGACAACTCATCTGTCACAGCAGACACATTGACCGTCGGGCCAAAAAGGGCGTAGTACTTGGGGATTCCGGTATCGCTCGTTGGGTTGGGGTACGCCTGACGGATAAAGTTGACGTCTTTGTTGAGCAAGTACTCATAGTTGCCCGACGCATCAATTACCGCCAGCGAATACACCGACAGGAAGTCATCAGGGGCAGACAAATACTTGTTGCCAGACGTCAGGTTGCCCGTCACATTCTTGCGAATAGCCGGGAACTGAACCGAGTTGTAAATGCGTTGTTCAGCCTGCTTGATGAACGTGTCCAACTGCGTCGTCGAAGACACAGTGCTTCCATCGGCAAGATACGTATCCGGGAATTGGTTTTCCGTGTACGCTTGAATAGACGCAATCAACTCGTCGTAGGTCATGCCATCGGCCCTCTAGCCATCACGCCCTTGGTGGCCGCGCCAGTACCACGGATTTTGATGCCGCTGGTTTTGGTGCCGGGATAGTTGGCACTGCGGTTGTTGGCTACCGACAGTTGGGTGCGCTTGAGTTCTTCCGTGTTGGAAGGACCGCCCACTTCAACGTTGGCAACTTTCTTGGGTGTCTTGTACTTAGTGGTTGCCATGATTAGCCTCCACGACCAACAGAACGCTGGTTCATGATCTTGGCCATGTTGCGGCCGTACTTGAGCATGTCGGAATTGGTCTTGCCGCCAGCCTTTAGTTTGGTCATTGGCTGACCTTTGTGCTTGGCTTTCTCATGCTTGTGGACCGCCGCCGCGATCATCTTTTTGTCTTGTTTCAGGTCTGCTTTGTCCATGTTCGACTCCTTACGTCGTTGCTACCGTTACTGTACCCAAGTTTACCGAAATCACCAAGTTGTTTGGGGTTTCATTTGCTGTGAAAAACGAAGACCCGCCAACGGGATTCCAGCCCCATTGAAAAATCCGGCTACCGCCGGTCTCCGTGCCCGTTTGATTGGGGCCCGGGCCAGAAGTGTTGGAAATCTGCAAGCCGCTGGTGCCGCCAAGCAGATACGTGATGTCTGGCCGTGGGTTGCGCACACCTTGCGGGTCGTCCACAGGGTACATGCCCAACTGCAACTGGGGATGATCGGGGTCCCAGCAGGCCGAGCAGACCAGCATGTTCACGTTTTTGGTCTTGAGCGTGTAGGTTTTCAGTTCTTTGAGTTTGAACCGAAAATTGCACCGATCGCACTGGGCGATCGAGTACTTGCCTGACGCAAAACGATTGGGCATCAGAAACTCCCAGCGATGTACTGACGGCGCGGAACGAACCGCACAGCCGCCTTCTCGTGGTCTTCCTGAGATGCCAAGTCCCAAGCCTCGTCGTACTGTTGTTTGAGCACCGGCAGGCGATCCATAGCCCCGGGCACCTTGAGCGCCATGTAATATGACAGCCCAGACACCATGCAGGGGATGAATCGGAACGGCACATCCATGACGTTCACACCACCGCCCGCATCCTCGACCCGGCGCATGCGCCAGTAGACAAACTGGTAGTACGGGTTGCCCACAGTGCCGATGTTGGGGGTCGGCCAGACTGTGATTCTGGGGATGTTGTTGACGTAAACGGCAGTACCGACAGCCGGAGTGGTCTGACTTGTACCGTTTTGAGCACGAAACACCCCGCCAAGGGTGGTGCTGTCATTGATCCAGTTGTAGAAAATGGTCTCGGTGCCAATGTTCAGGTACCCCGTGGTCGGCAGGTTGGCGGTGGACGACAACGTTACCGTCTGTGCACCCGTGTCTGCGCTCTGGTACGTGAACCCGGTCGGGGAAATCTGACCGTCCAAACGCTGAACCCAGACCTGAATCGGTCGGGCCTGATTGAGTTTGTTTGGGATCGTGGCGTAGGTAGAAACACTGATACGCGTGATGGTCAGGTCGGCCTGCGTGGCTTGTTGATTAGGGTTTGTACGTATAACGTGGTCCAAAAGGTCCACGGTGTCGTTGGGCAGGGGGTAGGTGTTCAAGCCTTGGATCAGATTGATCGTGCCCTGCTCAAACGTCCACATGTTGATGCCACGGTTGGCCCAATCAGCGAACATCAGGTTCATCGACCGACGCGCAGTTTTCAGGTCATAGCCCGTGCGCATCTCCGAGCCAACGCGCTCAAACGCCTCCTCGACGATTTCCGTCAAGTCAAGGTTGAAAGCGGCTGTACCGGAGGTGTTTGCCATGATTTATCGAGCCTTTGACATCAAGTTTTTAAGGGCGTTTGCCACACCGGGCGGAGCGCTTTTTATGGCATTTTGTGCGGCCGTCATTTGAGGGCTCATTGGTTTTTGTGCAACTTGGGGAGTTGCAACCGGTTGTCGTGGTTGTGCAACTTGGGGACGTTGTGCAACTTGGGGAGTTGCAACCGGTTGTCGTGGTTGTGCAACTTGTGGTTGATTACCCAACAAACCCATCAAATTGGCAATCCCGCCCATGTTGGATTTTTCAGGAAAAGGCGTTTGTGATGCAGGGGGCATTCCTTGCGGGTTCAAGCCCAACTGCCCTATCGCTTGCATAAACGGAACGCCCGAGCCGCCCCGCCCCATCATGTCTTCAGCGGTGGTAGTACTGTACGGGTTTAAAGGTACCGGCATCCCACCCA